GATGTATTTGAAAATACAACAATGACATTTGATATTGGGCCTAAACTTGTGAACGTGTAATAACTCAATGCATCAGCAATAACAGTTGAAACATTTTCACCTGCAGTAATTACTGTTGCGGGAAATCCATAATCAGCAGCAGAAATTAATGTGTTTGCATAAGTTGATATGGCATCATTAGATACAGTATAAGTATTTGAAGTTGAATTTGCAACACCTGTTGTATCTGTACCGTCAATGGCAAGGTCAAGTGCAAACGGAGAAACACCAGAAACTGTAATATCACCACTGAGTTCAAATCCTGCGCCACCATAAGTTACAACAATGCCATCAATGTAACCCTCAACAATATCATCAACTTGAGCAGTAGCATCTGTGACTGCACCACCACCTGTAACAATAACAGAGTCACCAACATTATAACTTGCGCCACCATTGATGACATTTATTCTGTTAACGATTGAAAATGTATCAGCTTTTAAAGTTATTAAAGTATCATTATCATCAATGATTGTAACTTGAACTTCTTCACCGCCAGAAAATGTTCCTACTAATGTCTTATCACTAATAAACAATTCAAATGGAAAACCAAGATTCAATCTGTCAGTAATAATTCTCTTTACTGATTTTTCAACGATTGCGGTTGCACCAGAAGTAACACCTGTAATTTGCCTATTTTTAAGCAAATCAATATCAAAATTTGTATAAACAACTTTGACTTCTGAATTTGCAGCCGGTGCAGTATTAAAAACTAATTTTTTAGATTCTTTACGAATAAAATAATCTGTGGTGATTGTTTTTAAAACTCCACCCACATAAACTTCTACTTCATCATTATTGACTTGTTGTGCTAAAGAAAAACTTGTGTTACCTGTTGCAGTATAAACACTTCTTATATCGGTATCAATTCTAAGAATATTATCAACTGTCCATTTACCATCAGAGGCTCTAAGAACATTATTTTTTGGATAGATTAATTCTAGTTCTTCAGAAAATAACATTCTGAATAAAAGTTTAAAAGACCCTTCTGATCCTTTAGAGAGATATATGGGTAAAACATTCTTAATTAAAAATGCTTTATCTACAGTTACATCTTTAGGTAAATATGTAGCAAACGAATTGAAAAATTGTTGTTCAAAATCTTCTATTGAATCATCAACATCTGAAAGGTTTCTTAAATCTTTTGATACTGAGATTAAATCATTTATTTGAGTGCCTTGTTTTGTTTCAAGGTATTCATAATAAGCTTCCAAAAATGTAATGAACAGAGGATATTCGTCCCGAACAAATTCGGGAACCTGACGATTAATCAGTAAAGAAACTTTGTTATCAGACATTAAATTGCAGAGAGTTCGGTTGTTATGGAAGTCGTATCAGTATCGTCAATAGATATGATTGTGTTCTTTGCTGTTTTTACAATACCTTTTCCTGATTCAATAGTCAATCTAATTAATCCATCTGTAGGAACAACAGATAATATTCTCACATCATTTATGGTAATTGTTCCTGTAACATAATTGATTGTTCCGATTTGTTCATTGATTGTTTGTTTTTCTGCATTGTCATCATAATAAATTGTTCTCAGATAACCAAACTTACCATCTAACACAGCAGACCCAGCCGCACCATATCCACTACCACCAGTAATTGTAACGATGGCTCTAGTGTAGTTAATTCCTCGATTCGTTAATACAATACTTTGTATTTTTCCGTTTACAATTACTGCACTTGCAACAGCACCAGTACCGTCACCTGTAATTGTTACTGTTGGTGTTTCTGTATATCCAGTTCCTGCGTTTGTAACTTGTATCTCAGAAATGCCGGTAAATGACTCAGGTACTTCTTCAAACAAAACAGTTTTTATTGCACCAGTAGAATCAAAAATCCTAAACTCAGAAGAAGTTAATTTATTTGTTGTTGTTCCACGATTTAACGGTGCATTAAAATTAATCGTATATGTTGTTGATTCACCTAAAGTAGGTTCAAATCTTTTCTGTAAATATAATTTTGTTTCAGAACCACTAATAGCATTTAAATCAACACCATCAACACTATCTTGTAATTTTGAAAGAACAAAAGTTGCTCCAAATTTATTTAAGTTTGTATTTCTATACAAAAGTATAGCATTTCTTATTGAAGATTTTAGTGCTTCAGCTGTTTGAGTAGTTTTATTTTTATTGTACTCAACATAGTTTTCAATTAACAGGTATAAAAATTCAGGATCCCGAATGATTGTATCAACAGAAACAATTGATTTTGGTTTAATAATTTCATCAATAATTCTTTGTTTTTCTGTTTCTGAAATATAATAGTTTTCTTTTGGTTTCAAAGATATGAGAACTTTTCCATATACTGGTGGAACTTCTTCTTCACCACCCCATACCGAAATAGAATCAATTGATGGGTAATTTCTTTTTAAATATGATTCATAATCTTTTGTTGTAATCAAACGATTTTGTGTAGTAAACTGTGCAGCTGCACCAAATTTAATATCATCAACAGATTCTCTTTCTGCACCACCAGATGCCGCTGAAACTGGAGTAACTGTGAAATTGGTTAGAGTTTCATTCAAACTGTCAGTTAATGTCAATGCACCAACAAAATTATTTGCTTTGTTTGCACTTGTTCCATCGGTTAACAAATATCTCACAGAAATAATACCACCATCAGGAATACTTTCTCCGACTATATCATTTCCAAAATAGATTTGATACTGACCATTTTTTGATTCTTGTAAATAATAAACCGCAGAAGTAGAGTCAACATCTAAAATATCTGTAACTAAATTATAAACTGTAGCTACTGTAGATACTGACGATGGTGATACGGTAACTTTAATTGTTGTTGTATCAATATTGTTATCTGGTAATGTAAATACTTGTTTTGGATTTGCGGCTTGATTATGTGTGAAACTATAAGTTATTAATTGACCTTCATGAATATCAAGATTTTCAAAATAATATGAACTATTTGCTTTTGTTACTGTTGTGTCTTCCAATACAACAAAGTTATAAACTTTACTGTCAATTTGATTTGATAAAAAAGAATATCCTGAAGGTATGGTTAATGTTGCAGACGTACTTGTTGCAGCAGTCACCAAAAAATTAATTGATGCAACTGGCGCTCTCGTTGAGTATGGAACATATCCCAAAGACTTAGCATGAGACACAACTGAATCTCGCAACAATGCGGTATCCATAAATGATTCATTTGCAACCATATTGAGGTAGTAGCCGTTATAATGCGTATTATATGCTAAAACATCAAGCAATATAGAAAGGCCAGAACCTTCAAAATTATAATCTGTAAATTCAGATTGTTGATTTAAAAATGTTCTTAAATTTGTCTTGATTGTATCAAAATCAAGTTCTGTTACTCTTAAGCGGTCTGCCATATTATCTAATCCGTTCTAGGAAAAAATTAATTGTAATTGGGTCTGGATTGTTTATCACAAAAAATTCCAGTCTAATTTTATACCCATTTTCATCAGGTGAAGGAATTGCAGTAGTAGAAGATATTTCAACTCTCGGTTCAAAATTATTAATAGTTTCTTCTATCTCTCGTTCAATTTGAGCTGCTAATATAACATCAACATTTTCAAACAACAATCTACGGATATTTGATCCGACTTCTGGTTGAAATGGTCGTTCAAAATGATTAGTTAAAATTAGATTTTTAACTGAATTGATTACCGCATACTCTGCTTTGTATGTGTTTATATCTTTGCGTATTGGATGAATCGCAAAATTCAAATCCAAATCTACAAAATTTCGTGTGGAATCTATATTTACTGTTGCCATTTTCTATTTATCTCATCCACCGATAACAACTGTTCCAGAACCGGTTTCAATTATGTTAGTTCCTGCAAGATTAGTATCATTAGGTCCGCCTGTTCCTTGGTCTCCAGTATCAGCGGTATCACCTATACGAGCTGCGCCTTTTGTGCCATCATTCAAATCTATTAGTGGTGCGTTAAGTTTCATATTTCCAGTGGAACGAATATTGCAAGTTCCATCTACATTCATATCAAAGTTACCTTGAACATATAATTCTGCATCACCTTGAATTGTGACTTGACATTTACCCATAATGTAAACTTTGTCATCACCCATAATAATTTGATAATTATCTTTGGTAACTTTCTCTACCTTATCACCATCTGGAAACCATTCTTGGAAAGAACCATTTCTGTGTGCTAAATGAATTCTTTCTGCCTTTGGAGTATCATCAAATTCTAGTAGATGACCAGATTCAGTTTCAACAACATTGTTATAAGGATAGACTGTATTATAAAGTGTTTTTGGTTCATCCCAAGTATCATTTACAGTTTCAATTCCAGTTACAAGATTATCTTTTCGTTCTTGTATAAAAGTTTTTGTTATTGATGCGGCATCATTTCTTGCAATACGAGAAGTTGATGGCTCATCTAAAATTTTTGGATACGATTCTGCTTGGTCTCTTTCAACAATTTTTATTCCAGTACCATCAGTATTGTATGTTTTTTCTTTTGGTGTTTTTGGTGCAGAAGTTAATTCAGTTGCAGTTCTTGGGTCTGCAAATGCTTGTTGTGGGTTTGCAGCCTTCAAAGGAATGTTAGGTAAAATACCCATCATCACACGTTCTTGTGCGCTTTCTCCGTCAATGAAGAAACCTATAACCATATCACCTTCTTTTGGTGCATAAACTTCTGTTCCATTTACTGGTAACAAAGGTTTAGTCCAAGGCAAATCTGTTGTTGGTAAATGCATTTTATCATCGGCATCCCATCCAACACAACGAACTTGGCATTGACCCAACTTTAATGGGTCATTTCTATTTTCAACGATTCCAGTCCACCAAATGAATCCGTTTTTACCTGCAAAGTCTTTATCTTTTTCCATATCAATACTCTAAAATTTCTTTCACTTGATTTACACTTGCTTGTGGAATGAAAGGTATATTTTGTGATGTTGTTGCAACTTCAATGATTGTTTCATGTTTATCAAAACCAATCATATGCCTAGTTGCAATAATTAAATATTTACCACTTATGGATTCATCTATGTTATCATCACCACCTTTTTCTTTTTTACCAAAATTAGGTGCAATAACATTTACATTAAAACCAGAAGTCAAACTGAAATTACCAGGCATTGTTAACTTGATTCTTCTACCCATCAAATTGGCCAAAATTGATTTTCTCTGTAACAAATATGATTCTGTATTATCTTGTTTACTTAATGTTGTTGGTGCGTTTTGTTTAATATAAGCACTAAATTGTTTCGCTGCACTAAAAAAACTGACTGTTTGTTTTGAATCAAACATTTCAGTACTATCTTTACCATCACGG